CGTTCAGGAGACAGAGATGACAAAGATCGAATCCAAAGTGTGCGGCATCCCTTGCATCATCGCAGTCCACGGCTACATGGCCGGCTCTTACAGCTACGCAGCAGGCAGCGACGTCGACTATTACGGCGCCAGCGAGTGGGAAATTCTGGATCGCCGCGGTCGTCCTGCTCCTTGGCTGGAGCGTAAGGTCACTCCGGCGATTGCGTCGGATATCGAAGAGCAAATCAACTCTGTGATGGGGAAATAACATGGATCACATTGACGAAATCATCACGAAGGTTCGTGGCGTCAAACGAGAGCATCTCATAGAGTTTCTGAAAATGGTCGAGAACATGCCGACGAGTCCTGATCCTGTTCTTGTCGGCACTCTTGCTGCGAAGGCATTCCTTTTCGCAACAGACATAAAACACTTCGGAGTCAACAATGATTAAGGCAGAATGGCACGGCCATGTCTGGGAAGCCTACCTCGATGAAAACCCCGAGAATGGATGCAGGACATAGACCGAGCAACCAACGGCGCTGTTATAAAGGCGATGAGAGTCTGGGAAGAAAAGGTAAATTCCTGAATAATAAGAAATAATCCAAAATCGCCGCCGAAAAAAATGAATTGGAAGCACTTCCAATTGCCCAAATCAGGACTGGAAGCACTTCCAATTGGAAGCACTTCCAATGTTGCGGGTGAGGGCTATGGCATGTAAAAATCCCAACCTAACCGAATTAGGGATTGACCATGCCCGAACCGCGCCAAAAAGGGGATCAAGCCGCTAAAATTGAAATGCTGGCGGTAGATCAACTGATTCCATTCATTAATAACAGTCGAACGCACGACGACGCCCAAGTCGCCCAGATAGCCGCAAGCATCCGTGAGTTTGGCTTCACCAATCCAATCCTAATAGACGGCGATAACGGAATCATCGCCGGCCATGGTCGACTGCTCGCCGCAAGAAAGTTAGGGCTTACTAACGCTCCATGTATTAGGCTCGCGCATCTGACGGAGGCTCAAAAGCGGGCCTATGTCATCGCGGACAACAAGCTGGCCCTAAATGCCGGTTGGGATACGGACCTCCTGCTGCTGGAAATAAAGGGCTTAGACGAGCTTGGATTCGACCTTAGCCTGACGGGCTTTACGCCGGACGAGATCGCCGCTATGGCCCCGGAAGAGGCCACGGAGGGGCTAACCGACGAGGATGCGGTGCCGGAGGTTCCTGCGGAGCCTGTAACAAAACCGGGAGACGTCTGGGTGATGGGGAGGCACAGGCTAATGTGCGGGGATAGTACGAGCGTGGATGCGGTGGAAAAGTTGATTGCCGGGGAAAAAATAGAAATGGTTTTTACTGATCCCCCGTATAACATTAACTATCAAGACATGAAAAAAGAACATGAAAAAATAAAAAACGACAAAATGGATGATAATTCGTTTCTTGATTTTCTTCGCAATTCAATTTATCCGTGTGATGTGATGTATGTTTGCTGTTCTTGGCAATACGCTCATCTTTTTAAGCAGGTTATGTCAGAATTAGATCGTCCCGCAAAAGCGATGATCGTATGGGATAAAGTGAATCCCGCTCAAAATCTTGATCTTTACTTTAAGCAGCACGAAATTATTTTTTATCATGGTCCTTTCGGCGGCCAGAAAACTATTAGGGGCGATATATGGCAAATAAAACGACAGAAAAATACAGTTCACCCTACGATGAAGCCGGTAGAGCTAATTGAAATTGCTCTTAAAGATCATATAAATAAAAAAACTGTTTACGATGCTTTTGGGGGAAGTGGAAGTACCATGATTGCCTGTGAAAAGATTGGAAAAAAATCTTTTCTCATGGAACTCGACCCAAAGTATTGCGACGTAATAGTAAAGCGCTGGCAGGAATTCACCGGAAAGCAAGCTGTCCTTGAGCAAACCGGAAAAACCTTCGACGAGGTTAGTAATGGCTAACAAACTTGAAAATCCGACGGCAAAAAAGAATGGCCACGGCGGCGCTCGTCAGGGAGCGGGTAGAAAGGCGTTTACTTTCACGGAAGCCGAGAGGCAGCAGGTAGAGGCGCTATCGGGCTATGGGCTTCCGCAAGATCAGATCGCCGTCCTTATCCGTGATGGGATTGGAGTTGATGCCTTGCGGACGCATTTCCCGAATGAGCTGATGCGCGGGAAAGCAAAGGCGAACGGGAAGATCAGCCAGACGCTATTCCAGAAGGCTATGGGCGGAGATACGACCGCGATGATCTGGTGGACGAAAACGCAGATGCGCTGGTCTGAAATCCAGAAGCATGAGCTTACCGGGAAGGATGGGGATGCCATCAAGACCGAGAACGCCACGTATGACAAGCTGCACGCTATTCTCACGAATATTGAGCTAAACAAGCGTGCGGAGGAGTGATGTAATTCTTCCGGAAGAATTTAATTCCCTTCCGGAGGATCAAAGGGAAGCTTGGCTTGCCCGCTTCGCTTGGGTGGGAAAGGCCCACAAGCATCAAATAGCGCCGCATGAGAATTGGTGGTCTATCTGGCTTCTACTGGCCGGAAGGGGAGCTGGAAAAACGAGGACGGCCGCCGAGCAGATATGGTGGTGGGGATGGAATGAACCCGGCGCTCGGATACTGGTCGCCGCTCCTACGTCCGCCGACGTTCGGGCTACGTGCTTTGAGGGCGATTCCGGGCTGATGAATGTGATACCGGGATCAATCATTGCCGACTACAACCGAGCTTTCCATGAGATAAAGCTAAAGAACGGAACGCTGATTAAGGGCATCCCGGCTAGCGAGCCTGAACGCTTCCGCGGCCCTCAGTTCGGGATAGCTTGGTGCGATGAGTTGGCCGCGTGGGATTATCTGGACGAGGCGTGGGATCAGATTATGTTGTCTGTCCGACTCGGCCAAAGAACCCGGATTATCTGCACGACCACGCCAAAGCCCAAAGACCTGATCATCGACCTAGTGGGAAGAGAGAACGAAGATGTAGTGGTCACTCGGGCGTCGACCTACGCCAACATCAAGAACCTCTCGCAGAACTTCCAGAAGCAGATTCTGCAGTATGAGGGAACGAAGATCGGCCGGCAGGAGATTTACGCAGAGATCATTGATCCGGAGGAGTCCGGCATCGTCAAGCGGGATATGTTCCGCCTCTGGCCCGATAAAAAGCCCTTCCCGAAGTTTGAGTACATCGTGCAGTCCTACGACTGCGCGGCTTCCGAAAAGACGGCTAACGATCCCACGGCTTGCCTAGTCTTTGGCATGTTCAAGCCTATGGACGGTCCGATGTGCGTGATGGTCATTGATGCTTGGCAAGACCATCTCCAGTATCCCGATCTGCGCCCGAAGGTCATCGAGGAATACCGGGTGAGCTACGGAGAGGAGGGGAAGGGTAAGCGCGTTGACCTGATTCTAGTCGAGGATAAGTCTGCCGGGATTAGCCTGATCCAAGACCTGCAGAGGGCGCACCTTCCCGTCCGTGGATACAATCCGGGAAAAGCGGACAAGATGCAGCGGCTTAACATCGTCTCGAACATCATCGCCGCGGGCAGGGTATGGATTCCTGAGAGCAGCAACCGGAAAGGCTACGTCCGGGACTGGGCTGAACCGTTCGTCAGCCAGATATGCGCCTTCCCCGAGACGACGCACGACGATTTCGTCGATGCGTGTACGCAGGGGCTTCGATACTTGCGGGACAGTGGGTGGCTAGAAATTGACCCTCCTCCTGCGTATGATGACGATGAAATAGACGAGTACCGGCCGAAGCGCGTCAATCCTTATGCGGTATAGAGGCGACACGATCAATGATCGAGATCAGATAGGATGGCAGCTAGTCCCGTTATTCAGGCCGCCCAATGACTGGGATGTAAAGGCCGCGCCGATAGAGTGCTGTATATGCGAGACGTCCATATGCGACAAGGGCGGCCCGAGAATAGGCGCCTACTGCTTCCAGTGCGCCCCGGAGAATGAGCATGCCGAAAACCAAAACGATCCAGTCTCTGATTGACGAAGCACTCAAGACGCGCGGAAAGTACGGCGCTGCCCGTGTAGAGAGGGCCGCGGATGAGATCAAGAACCTAGAGAAGCTTTACGACCCGAGTGCGCTCCGGCAGGCATTCTTGTCTCAGTCTGGCGTTGCTTCAATTCCCCCTCAAGATTTTGCAAAATTTGCCTATGGGCTTGAGCCGACGGAGGGGAGAAAGAGATATGTTGATTATCTCAAGACTCTCAAACCATTTTTTGACGTTCCTTATTTGAACATTGAAAAAACTCGTAAAGGCCCGAGAATTTCGGAGCATGAAGGGCGTCATCGTTCTTTGGCGTTAGAAAGCGAAAAACAGCCCGCATCTTTAATTCGCGTTTATCCGGAAGGTTCTCTCGTTCCCGGAAATCGGATAATGATGACGCAAGAGGAAATGATTGAGGCGATGCGCCGAGAGCTTGGCGAAGATCGTATGGTGATCCCTCAAGACGATACTTTTCCCGAGCAATTCCCCGACATCTACAAGGACGGCGGTTCGGTCAAGATGGGGCGAGGCGGCAAGATTCTGAGAGATGTTACTCAGATGGCCGTGGAGTTGAAGGGTAAGGGAAAGGCATTTAAAGCGCCTCAAGACGTCGCATTGTCTCGCGCTCAAAAGCGAGCCACTGAAATTCTTGGACTTCCCCCCGATAACACTCCAGAGCAAAGAGCCGCTGCGCTTGGTTATGTTGATTATCTTCATGGAACTCAGCGCTTAGATCGTTTGCTGGAGAAGAAAAGTATTAATCCTAAGCGGGCAACATCTGGGCCTATGCCATTCGGGACGGACAAGCCTGAGCTTGCGTCCAGTTACGCTACCAATAAACCTGACACATCAAGGATTGCTCAGGATGTTGGTGAGCTTGAGCATTACTTTCAAGTCGATCCAAAATCTCTGGGTATTTCTGGTCGCTCTCCTATTTCAGTGGAAAGAAGTTGGCATTTCCTTCCCGCCGAGAAAAAACAAGAGATAATGGAAAAAGCTCGCCGTATTGGATATGAAAATCCAGAAGAGGCTACGGGTCCGTTTGTCGTTCATCCTTCTGAGGGCGGCGCTCCCTTTCCAGCAAGTCATTACGATTACATACTGAGCCGAGAGGCTAGGGGCAATCCGTTAACGGCTTTGCGCCGGCTTTACGCTGAAAGCGGGACACTTGATCCATATCAGCCTAGTGAGCTTGCTGAAATTTATAGGTTGGCTGGATATCCGCATGAGATTTCTCAAGTTAACGCTCCTTGGACTGAAGCGCAGGGCGTTCTTTTGGGGAAGGCTAGGATTACTAATCCTTTAATGACGAATGATTATGATGCGATCAATGAAAGAATTATTCCTTTCCTGAAAGATAGATTCGCCAAAGATCGTTCTCGCACTAAACCGGGCGCTGATCCTTGGGCGAAAGAATCTCGATTCACTCCGAAGGAATGGGTTGATCAGCTTGAGCAAGATACCGCGAAGGGAACGAACTCGTATGTCTGGACTTCCATCCCGGACAAGGTAACTGAGGCGCTTAAAGAGGTTGGATATAACGGAATCATTGACACCAGCGGTAAAGGTGGTGGTCTTGAGAGTAAAGTAGTAATTCCTTTTTACCCATCTCAAGTCCGCTCAAGGTTTGCCGCCTTTGATCCTACTGAGACTGAAAGTCCCGACCTTCTGAAAAAGGACGGTGGTCCGGTCCATCTGAACGGTGGCGGCAATCCTATTGACGAGGCAATCAAACAGGCAAAGATGGCCGGCGCTGCTGGACGTCCTATTCGTCAGGCTGCTCCTGTGGACATTGACCAGATGCGTCGAGAGCTTGAGCAAGCCGCGGCTGAAACTGCTGCGCTTAAAGCTCGACGGGAACGCGAAAAGATTGAGGCGATGCCTCCGGCTGAGATGAAGCCTTACGATCCGACCATCCGGCAAAGACTCGCTGAAGCTGTCACGAAAGGTCTGCGGTCGGTGTCTCCCGCTCCTCGTGCTAGGGCTATATCCGACATCCTTACCGGCGGCGTTACGGGCGGCGTTGGAGTCGCTGACGTCGCTCCGTTCGTCGGTGCGGCTATGGCGGGCGAAGAGGCGGCTAGGGGCGCTCAGGAGGCTATAGAGCAGGGTAATTATGGTGAGGCTGCGCTTCAGGCTGGTATCGGTGCGCTGTCAACGCTTCCGGGATTGCCTGCGACTGCTCGCGCTGCGAAGCCAATCGTTCGCCACGCCGGCAAGATGATTGACGAGGCTATGATTACCGGACAAGGCCCGCTTGCTGGTGGACTTTCGGCTATCGGGCCAAAATTTATAGTCAAGCCGAAAGGTGGAAACTGGCTATTAGGTAGCGTTGAAAGCGCGCTGGAGCCATTGAATGTTACTGTTCGTGAGCCGGGTTATTTAGCGCAAATACGCGCTGATGGTGACGCGGTTGATGGTCTTTACGATGATGTTCTTTCTCAAAACAAAAATGCGGAACTTATTAACAATTGGATCGGAAAAAAGCTCACAAAATACTTTAAAAATGAAATGGGTACGCAGGAAGACCCTTTGCGGGCTTTGGCAGAACAAGGGATTTTGCATTATCGACCGGATATTGGGGCGGTCAGAGCAAAAGCTCATCGTCAACTTGCCGATAATCCAACCGATCCTATTGCGACATCTCCTCTAGCTAGGGCTTGGGAGGATGTGGCGGACGCCGCTATTTTGCCCGGTTCTTATGCGGAGCATACGCCGCTCGGTGGATTTAGTGAGGATGCTCTTCGTAAACTTGGCGGCCAATATGCGGTAGATAATCCACAAGCAATTGCATATAAAGCAATGCAAGCTTTTGCTCCTTCGGATTTGGGCTTTCGTCATCTGATTGATGAAATGCGGAATGCGCTCAATCCGGAATCAGGGCTTCCGCGTGAACTGCTTATTGAACCGAAATATCTTGAGCGCATGACCGTCCCGCAGATGGTCGAGCGCGTGGCGAAGATCAATGAGTGGCGTGCAGCGCAGAAGGTAGAGGCTGACAAGCTTCGAGCCAACAACGCGGCGACGGTGCTACACAAGGAGTATCCGGAGCAGGGGTACAAATGGGTGGAGTTGCGCCAGCCCAAAGAGACCGGAAAGAAGATTACAGTTGAGAAATTCGATTTTGATTTACCTCACGACATAAGTCAAAGGGAAATGCGCGAGGTTGCTGAAGACATGGCTTTTGATGAAGGCTTTGATGAAGGCACTCAGGAATTTGACGACTTTGTTCGTAACATGATGACCGACTTCAATCGCAAAAAGAAAGTCGAGATGGACGAGTCGATCAAAGCGCTGGAGGACGCCCTCAAGTACGAGGGCGACGTTATGGGACACTGCGTCGGCGGTTATTGCGAAGACGTCGCTGCCGGCAAGACGCGCATTTATTCCCTGCGTGATGCCAAGGGTGAGCCTCATGTGACGATTGAAACTCGCCCAGCGGAAATGAGGGGCGGTCAATCTGCTGATGAATGGCTTGCAACTCCACACAGAATTATTCAGATCAAGGGCAAGGGCAATCGCGCCCCGAAGGAAGAGTATCTCCCGTTTGTTCAGGACTTCGTGAGGAGCGGGCAATGGAGTGATGTTGGGGACTTAAGGAATGCGGGGATGTTCAGAGTTCAGCCGGGGCAGCGTTGGCCCGGATTCTCCGAAGAAATGCCTGCGGGTTATTACACCTTTGATGATGCTCGCAGGATGGCTCAAGAAAAAGGAATGGACCCCGAGGTTCTTGAGTCTTGGATGAAAAAACTGCAAAGCCCCTATTCATACGCTAAGGGCGGTCCTGTTCGCGTGAGTCAAGACGCGATGAACATAGCTGTCATGGATAAGGCGCAGAAGAAAGATGGCAAGAAAAAAGGCGGTAAGGTTGAACGCAAAGCCGAGGGTGGCATTACTTCTGACGATCTGATCATTGAAGAGAGGGCGCTCTAATGGCTCTGGAACAGTTTCTGAAAACGCTCGTCCGCAAGCCCGGACAAGCCGCATCCAAGGCACAGCCTTTTTACTCGCCCGTTGATCAGGCTATCGCCAACATCACGCAGAACAAGGGAACTGGCGCGCAGATGCTGGCCGAGATTCTGAAGACCAAAGGCGCGGCCAAAGAACTTAAGGATCGGCCGGCTGTTAAGAAAGCGCTTGAGCAGCCCAAGATCACGAAGCAGGAACTGGAGCGAGTTGCGGCCGATAATCCTGCGCCTCAGATTGAAGAGACTGTTCTAGGTGGTAGACAGAAAATTTCCGATAAACAAGTCGAGGATGAATAT